TGGATTAATTAGCAATATGTCTAGGCTGCAACAAGGGGTTAAAGCTCCTGGTTCTGCTAGAAAGCTAACTAACTTTGAACCATCTGTTAAGGGTGGTTATCGTCGTATTAATGGTTACGCTAAATATGACAGCAATGTCATACCTTCATATGGTTATCCAGTAGTCCAAGGAAGCTCACAGACAGGCACTACACTTACTATTGCTAATATCTTTCTACAAATAGAAGATGGGGCTTTGTTCGAAGTAAACGGTATCTCAGGTACTTACACTGTAGCGTCAAGTTCTTGGTCTTTCTCTAATAAAGAAACTGTTTTAACTATAAGCCCTGCATTGTCTGGAAGCCCTATGGATAAAGCAGCAGTTGTCTTCACTAACAGAGTAAATAAAACAGAAGGCTTGCACTGGTTTTCTGATACAACTACTAACTCAAATGTAGCATTAGTTCTACGCGATGGTAGTCTATCCACTACATCAGGCGGTGGTTACACAAATGTAAGTGCCCCAGGTTATGGTACAGTAAGGGTTAAACACTCAGGTCAAACAGGCTCTACCTTAGACGTAGACGGTATAGCTGTTGACAGTATTGCACCCCGTATTGGTGATACTTTTAGTATTGCAGGTACAGAAAAGGTATACACTGTTTTAGCAACCCCTACAGTGTCCTCAGGGCACTCTACGATAAGCATATACCCTGCATTGGCTAGCACCCCTGCTGACAATGCCATATTGACTTTTATAGGTCGTTCTCAGACAGGCGGTTCTAAAGCTAGATTTCAAAACTTTAACTTTGATGGAATTGAACGCGTTGTGATGGTTGACGGGTCTAACTACCCTATCACTTGGAACACGAATGAACCTGTAAATATAATAGACGGTTCTACTGATGTAGAAGGTGCAGAGGTTGTATCTCAATTCCATAATCATTTACTCTTTGCTAAAGGTTCTTTATTAAGTTTTACAGCACCGTTTGCACAGAATGACTTTAATACAGGGAATGGTGCAGGTAGTGTAAGGCTACAGTCTCGTATCACAGGGTTAGTAACATTTCGTGATAAACTAATCATTTTTACTAACTCAAGTATACACCAGTTAACAGGTACTAGTGCAGCCTCATTCCAATTACAAGAAATAGCAGAAGATATAGGTTGTTCAGAACCAGACACTATCCAAGAAGTTGGTGGTGATATTATGTTTATGGGGCCTGATGGTTTAAGGTTCTTAGGTGCTACTACACGTATTGGTGACTTTAACTTATCATTAGCTTCTCGTAACATACAAGATCAAGTTACTCAATTCCGTACAGACTATACAGACATTGTGTCTTTAACTATAAGAGGTAAATCACAATACCGTATTATGGGTTTTGTAGCAGGTCAGACAGAGGCTAATGCTAAAGGATTTATAGGCACACAGTTTGCTGACCAAGATGCTAATAGTTTTGCATGGTCTGAAACTGAAGGTATTAAAGCATACCGTGCTACTTCAGTTAATACAGGCCAAGAAGACGTATCATTAATTGTAGGTGAGACAGGTTATGTTTATAAACTAGATATAGGTTCTACTTTTGACGGCAGTGCTATACCTTCTTCTCTATTTACGCCTTTCATGTCAATTAATGACCCTAGAGTAAGAAAGACAATGTATAAGGCTACTTCATTCTATGACCCAGAAGGTTCTGTAGAAGGTAGCTTAACATTCAAGTATGACTTCCAGAGACCTGGGGTTATACAGCCTTCTGTTTCATCATTAAATGGTGGTGGATCATTCTCTATATTCGGTGAAGCTGTGCTAGGTACCGACGAATATGGAGGCAACCCTGAGACAGTAATAGAAACAAATACAACTGGCTCATTCTTTACAATTTCATTACAATACGAATTTAATGTAATTAACCCACCTTTTATAGTAGATACAGTTCTACTTGAATACTCAAACAACGATAGGAAATAGACATGGGAACAGGTTATACACGTAACGATACATCTAACAACATAGCTAACGGTAACGTGATTGACGCTGCTGACTTGGACGGTGAGTTTGATGCTATAGCAACAGCATTTGGAACATCTGGGCACTCCCATGATGGCACAACTGCAGAGGGTGGAGCCATTGTAGTAGTCGGCCCTACACAAGAGTTTTTAGGAGACGGTAGTTCATTCTACCCTAAGACAGACGCTACTTACGATCTAGGTAAGTCAACTGCTTCATTTGATGTAGCATATGTTGAGTCAATTAACTTAGGTGGTACAGGTATCACTGCTTCAGCATCGGAGTTAAACAAATTAGATGGTGTAACAGCTTCAACTACAGAGATAAACTATATAGATGGTGTTACATCTAATATACAGACACAACTAAACAATAAGCAAGCCGCAGATTCTAATATAGTATCAGATGCTAACTATGTAAGAACAGATCAAAACTTTACTAATGCTGATCATACAAAATTAGATGGAATTGAAACAGCCGCTACGGCAGATCAAACTAAAGCTGATATAGAGGGTCTTGGTATTGATGTTCCAGCAACTAACCTTACAGGTACAATAGCTGCAGCTCGTTTATCTACAGCAACAACACAAGCTGAAAGCGATGATAGCACTAAGATAGCTACAACAGCTTATGTTACTGATAAGATCACAACACTTATAGGTGGTGCACCTAGCACACTCAATGATCTAAATGAGTTAGCCGCAGCTATCAATGATGATGCTAACTATAACACTACACTTACAACTGCATTAGGTACTAAAGCAGCTAAAACTACATCAATATCTGCAGGTAGTGGTCTTACTGGTGGCGGTGACTTAAGTTCTAACCGAACTATCTCACACTCTGATACTTCATCTCAGTCATCTGTAAATAACTCTGGTCGTACATACATCCAAGATATTACATTAGATACATATGGCCACATTACTGGAATAACATCTGCCACAGAAACAGTGACGAACACTAACACAACTTACAGTGCGGGTACTGGCCTTGATTTATCAGGCACAACTTTTAGCATTGAAGCTGACTTGCGTAGTGAGGTTACTCAAATTGGCCACAGCACCAGTGATTACTACATTGTTGGGACGACAACTCACAAGTGGTACTTAGATGGCAATGAAGACATGCGCCTTGAAAACGATGGTGACTTACACGTTGATGGTAACGTTGTTGCTTACTCTACAACTACTTCAGATATGCGTCTTAAGAAAGACATCGTTAAGATAGACAATGCTTTAAATAAAGTAGCTGCGTTAAACGGTTACACATTCGAGTACATCCATGATGGTAAGAAATCTGGTGGTGTCATTGCTCAAGAAGTTGAGAAAGTAATGCCAAGTGCAGTTACAGAAATGAAACTACCACTTAAGTCAGATGATGACCAAGAGTACAAAGTTGTTCAGTATGACCAATTACATGGTTTACTAATCGAAGCAATCAAAGAATTGAAAGCTGAAATAGAAACATTGAAAGGGTAATCTTATGGCAATACAAACAAGTGGCCAAATAGCCATGAGTGATATTATGACCGAGTTGGGTATCTCAGGTCAAACTGCTATGAATGATGCTGATGTCAGGGGTCTTATTGATAAGTCCTCTGGTGCTCAGATGTCTATGAGTGAGTGGTACGGTGCAGCAGATACATTTGCATTCAATATAACAAGCAGCTCTCAGTCTGGCCAAACTCTAAGTACACTGGCAACTGCTGCAGGTTGGGACGGTACTACTTCTGTAGAAGCTACTATCAACTCAGGTGTTATACTAAACACTACAAGCACTGGCACTCCTGCACTGACAGTTAATATAGCTAACTCAACCATAATTAATAACGGTTCTATAACTGGTAAGGGTGGTTCTTTAGGTAATTCAAACCCAGGCGGTCATGCTATGTCTGTTACTGTTAGTGGTATCTCAGTACAAAACAACTCTGGTGCTTTCATCGCAGGTGGTGGTGGTAGTGGTAGTGGCTCCCAAGGTGGTGGTGGTGCAGGTGAATCTAATACACCAGGTACTACAACAGTTGCCGCGTCAACACAAGCGTATGCTTCTTGTTACGATGGAAGAGGTTGTGGGGCTGTAACTGGTGCTTCTAACACAATAGGTAATTACTCAATTCCAAGTAACGGGTATGGTTATCGGACGGTAGCTCCTGGAGGCCCACAAGGTGGTGGCGGTGGAACAGGTTCTACTGCAACTATCGGTTTGAACTGTTTATATTTCTCTGGTGTTGACCAACGTGGTAGAGCTGAGTATGGTTGGGGTGGTTGTACTGCGTCATACACCAACAACATCGGTACAGCAGGTGGTTCTGTTCTTAGTTCATCTTCAAACGCTAGTGGTGCTAACAGCAACGGTGGCGGTGGTTGGGGTACAGCTGGTAAAGGTGGCGGTGGTGCTGCAGGTAAGGCTGTATCTGGTAACGGTAATACTATCTCAGTTACTAACACTGGTACTATCTACGGCGCAACGGCATAAAGGATTAAACTATGGCTGAGTTCTTACTAAAAAAAGACAGTTTCTATAAAATGGAAAGCCCTCGATTCGATGATTCAGATGTTTTGTTTATGGATCAAGATGGTCACATTAACTTACCAGATGAAATAAATTTAGTAGAGGTGGAGGAGCCTGAAGGCTTCTTCGTTTCTAAGGAAATTAAAGAATATAGAAAAGCTATCTGTGATGGCTGTCCTAAAAAGAAGTTAAACCTCTGTACTTTATGTGGTTGTTTCTTACCTGCTAAACAAATAGTATCAAGCTTCTCTTGCCCAGAAGATAGATGGTAATAACTTTATTTAAATAAATATAAAATAGTACTTGACAGATGTGTCAAACATGTGTATAATTAACTTAGGGTTGCCCCGGATGTATATAGGTATACTATATGGTTATAGACAAGTACAAAGCAGTAGCAGATGGTATTAGCTTATTGGAGTTAGGAGATATACACTCTTATTATACTCCAAGTCAAGTTAATACCTTTCTCCTTCTTCCAATAGAACATGATAAGATAAGACTCTATTATGAAGGTGATAAAGTGGTAGGACTAATAACTTGGTGTTGGTTATCAACTACTAAGTCTAATCTCTTCTTAAACGATGAGTATCAACCTACTGCAGAAGATTACAAACAGAATACCTCAGATGATTTATGGGGTATAGAATTCATAGCTCCTTTTGGTCACACACGTAAGATGATGAGAGCAATAAGGAAGACAACTACAGAACTATACGGAACCACTAATCAAGTCCACTTCCGAAGATTCTATAATAGGAACAAGTTACACAAGAGGATGTTCTAAGAATGTATAATCCATTTTCAATGCAAAGAATACTTAATCCAGTTGGTTCTGGTATGATTACTTATGGTGGTGGTACAGCAGAAGGTAAGCAGAAAGCGGCTAGTAGACCTACTACTGCACAGCCAATCACTAACACTCAGACTGGTGCTGTTATAAAAGATGCTGCAGGTAATGCTGTAATGGGTGGAGACCCTGCTACCCTACAAGAAAGAGCTAATAACCAAGCTTCTTCTGGTGGCAGTAATGCTAGTAATCTACTACCACGTATTCCAGAAAGTCAAACATTTCCTAGTCAGGTTGCTAGTATACCGATAGCTGAGCCTAGAGGTGGTTCAATAGAAGAAGGTCAAACAACTGAAACAACTGGTGATGTAACTCCTCCAACTCAACAAGAGTCAGCTAAAGCACAGAGTGATAGAATTAAGAATGCTTCATCTAACATGATGGAAGCTTCTATAACAGAACCTGGGAAGATGGCAACTACTGCCGCAGTCGATAAGATAGACCCAAATGCTGAAGGAACTACCATTGCTGCAGGTACTGGACAGTTAGACCCTAATGCTCCACAGATAACAGGTGGTGAGAGCTTCAACGCAGCCTCTGTAGACCCTACTAAGGCAGCAGATGGAGTATCAGCCGTTACTGATAATGTAGAAGCTGTGCAAGGCTCTTTAGACCCTGCAGCTAAAGTTGAAGCAGAACAGAAAGACCCTACTACTCTTTCAGCTAAAGACTTAGAAGCTAGTCAAATAGACGAAGCTCAAGTAGTAACACCTGCCGCTAAGCGTACAATAGAATCAGGAGAGATGATCTCAGGTTCTGCAGTAGACATGGCAGCAGTTAATGAAGCTCTTGATATACAAGCAGCTCAAGCAGACCCATCAGCACAAGCTACAGTAAAAGGTCAACTAGGACAGTTGATGTTAGACTTCGATGGAACTAATCCTCCTGCATGGGCAGCAGGTGCATTACGCAATGCATCAGCACAGATGGCAGCTAGAGGTTTAGGTGCTTCATCTATGGCAGGTCAAGCCTTAGTACAAGCAGCTATGGAATCAGCAGTACCTATTGCTATGGCAGATGCTCAGACATTTGCTAAGTTTGAGTCACAGAACTTATCTAATAGACAACAGACAACAATGTTTGCAGCACAACAACGTGCTCAGTTCTTAAACCTTGAGTTCTCACAAGAGTTCCAAGCAAGAGTAGCTAATGCATCTAGGATAGCTGATGTAGCTAACATGAACTTTACTGCTGAACAGCAGATAGCTCTTGAGAACGCTCGTATGGCTCAGACAGTAGACATTACTAATCTTAATGCTAAGAATGCTAAGATGATGTCAGATGCAGCAGCTATGTCACAAATGGACATGCAGAACTTAAACAACAGACAACAAGCGGCTGTAATGAATGCACAGTCTTTCTTAGCTATGGATATGAAGAACATGGACTTTGCACAACAAACAGAAATGTTTAAGGCTCAGTCTAACATACAAGCTATCTTTAGTGATCAAGCGGCAGACAATGCAGCTAAGCAGTTCAATGCAGCTAGTGAAAACCAGACTAACCAGTTCTTTGCTAACATGGCTACACAAGTACAACAGTTTAATGCAGGTATGGATGTTCAACGTGATCAGTTTAATTCACAGAATGCTCTAGTAATTGCACAAGCTAATGCTCAGTGGAGACAGAACACGGCTACTGTTAACTCACAAGCACAGAACTTGGCTAACCTAGAGTCAGCTAAGTCAGCTAACATGTTTACACAGCAGATGCTCGATACAGTATGGCAACGTGAGCGTGATATTATGGACTACGCATTTAAGCAATCAGAGTCTGCAACAGACAGAGCACTTAGTGTATTCTTAGCTAATGAATCTAAGACCTTGTCTATGTGGGAAACTAATCAAGCTAATAAGCAAAAAGATAAAGAAGGTATTGGATATCTCTTTGGTCAAATGCTAGGAGGGATGTAATTATGAACATAGCAAACAAAGGTATGTACCTTAAGAACCTAGAGATGGCTCGTAAGGCTTTAGTTAAAAAGATACAGTCTTCTATTGGTGAAGATGCTCCAGAAGAGATGGAACAAGAAACAAGTGAATCAGGTCTAATGCGTCCACGTATGCGTCCTGAGAGTGTAGAAAGACAGTCAATGCCAGAAGAAGGTATGGGTCTATCTATGATGAGATCATTCCAGAGGCCAACAGCTAGACCAGAAGGTCTTGGCATGAAGGGCTTTGCTATGAAACTAAAAGAGTCTGAAAGCAGTGGTAAATCAGATACACAGATTAAATTAGATGATGGTCGTAAGATGACTGGTTCTTATCAGTTTTCTGATGCTAGACTAAAAGACTTTATGAAAGCAGAAGGTATAGAGTTCTCTACAGAAACATTCAAACGTAAGCCTAAGTTACAAGAGAAAGTATTCGAATGGCATATGAAAGATATTGATTCTTCTATTGACAAATTGGATAAATCTGGTACAATGTCACGAGATGGTTTAAGAGCAGTAGCTCACTTAGGTGGTAAGACAGGTATGAAGAAGTTCTTCAAGACTAAAGGCAAGTATAATCCTGCTGATAAGTTTGGAACTAGATTATCTGACTACTACAACAAATTCAAATAAAGGAATATGTAAATGATTATACCTGGACAGTCGCTGACTGCAGAGCCAAAGAACGCACCATACGAGAATCCACCTGAGATGAATACTGCAGAGGATGCTCTTATGTGGCATTTAACACGTCTTCAAGATGAAGATAAGTTTAAAGCACTAGCAGATACTTTAGAATTAGGTCTTGACGTTGTAACAATCACTGAGGGTCTGCTACGAGGTGCAGTGCTTAATGGGAGGCATAGCATAGACGTATCATTACTTATAGCACCAGTTATACACGAGTACATCACATCTACTGCTGATAAACTAGGCATTGAGTACGATGAAGGTTTACCTGATAACAGTGAGCTAGATGACGCGATAGAATACCAAATCAACGAGAAGAAAGCTAAAGACATGCTTGCTGATCTTGATATGGAGGTTGAGGACGAAGAAGATGAAGAGCCTATGCAAGAAGAGTTACCAATGGATATGCCTATGGAAGAACCTAAAGGTTTAATGGCTAGACGAGGAGAAGAGTTATGAGTTTCTGGGCAGGTGTAGCATCGGGATTTAAAGACGCTAAAGCAGCGAAGGCAGAGAAAGAAGAATTAGAAGCACGTAGAGCAGAACGTAAAGAGACCTTTGAGTATAATGTAAAAAGGGACGAGATAACTGATAAACGTTCTGAAGCTAAGAGGGTTGAGGATTTACGCCAATGGAATATCACTAACGATAGAGCTGCACTGATTTATGAACAAGGTCGTATAGATAGATTAGCAAGAGAAGAACTAGCTCAAAAGAATCTTGATCGTGGTTTCTTTGCTGATCAAAAGTGGAAAAAATCAGAATGGGGTATGAAAGTTGAGAAGTGGGATTTAACTAAACTTACTGCTGAACAAACTAAAGAGAGAGCAGATGCTCTGTTTGACAATACACTTGATATGCAACAATATGGTAAACTAAGAGATCGTGCAGAAGATTTACGAAAGAATAGAGCAGAAGCTAGAGCAATAGCTGAAACACTTCGTCAAATAGAGATAACTAAGTTTAATCAAGAGATTGCTGATAAGAACTATGCATTTCGTGAGAAACAGTTTGTAGAACAGACTAGAGCAGCAGGTGTTTCTGAAGAGTTAGCAAAGCAAGGATTCCAACTTCAAAAAGATGAGTTAGAAATTAAGAAAGCTAAAGAAATGATGTCTATGATACCTGCTAGCTTGGCTAGTATCATTGCAGGAGAAGGTGGAGGTTCTGCAGGTTCTAAAGGACATGCTATGTCTACAGAAGCTATGACTACAGGTTCTAAGTTATTTAACGCTGAGTATAAAAACCTAAGTGATGAAGCTAAAGAGTCTGATTTCTTTAAAGCAGCAGCTAATAGCCCTGCTACTCAAGCAACTCTTATGGCTTTTGTGGAACTACAAGCTAAGAAAGGTAACACAGTAAAACTAGATGAGTTACCTAAGTACTTTAGACATGCAGGTTCTGTTGATGGTAGAGGTGGGGCTGAAGCTAAAGAAACTATTGATGCTCTTATGAGTGGTGAGATGGACTTGAACGATAAAGATTCTTTTATTAAAGGTCTTTTATCTCTTAAGAACTATAAACCTGCTGAAGAGTTGTTTGTACAAACAGGTACACCTGATGATCTTAAGACTAAGTCTGAAAAGATTAAGTATTGGGAAACTGCTATTGAAACAGATGCTTATAGAAAACTTGATAGCTACCCACCAGATGATCGTGCTAAGATAGACAGAGCTTTAACAGGACTACAACGTAAAGAAAGACGTACAAAGTCATTGGATGTATTAGCTTCTTATGGCCTAGGTATGGATACTGTTATGAATAATAACATGCAAGACGTTGATATTATTCAATCTTACTATGGTAATCAACTAAATAAACCTGTAGAGGTAAAAATAGACAAAGTAGACGAAGTAGAAGACCCTATTGTACCTCTTGTTAACCCTGAGTTACCTAGTTCTTCTAACGCAACTGATGATTCAATATACGAAGCTAAGTCACCACAAGAGTTTATGAAAGCTAAAGACAGTGGTTATACAGGCCCAATTAGATACAAAGGTAAAATATATGATCGTAATGAATCAGGAGATTCTGGTCAAGAGGCTATGCTAACTAATGATAAAGGTGAGCAACTTAGTGTAGAAGATGCTATCGCTGCTGAATTTGAGGAAGGTGGTAAGCTTAAAGAAGAAGGTGCTGTAGATAAGTATTTTGCTCAACAAGCTGAAGGTGCATTTAGAGTAGGTGCAGCAACTACTGAAGAACAAGTAGAAGGTAGTAAACGTGGAGAGAAAGAAATAGATACAGACACGTTTGTAGATAGATCATTCCAAGATAAACCTACTGCAAAGAAACCTATGGACTTAACAGAAGCAAATGTTGCAATAGTAACAGATAAAGTTAATGATGTAGTAGACTCTATACCACCTCGAACACCTAAGAATAGAAGAGTTGAGTGGGCTATAGAAGAGTTCAATAAGAAGTATAAGAATGCAAGTGTTCACATGAGTGACGAAGAGATAGAAGTACGGATAACGTCACTAGTTAACTCAGTAAACCAATAAAGGGGTAAAACATGCCAGCAAGAGCACCTATTGGACTAGAGACAGCACAAGAACGTCTTGAAAGATTAAATAAACCAGTATTTTCACCTAGTATAGACTTAGACATACCAGAAGGGTACACAGAACGCTCTCAGGAGCCCATAGAAGCCTCTGTAGAGCCTGTAGATGATATTTCAAGTGACACTACTGACGAGCTTCCTCCAAGCTTTCTAGAGGGATATACTGCACGTTCTGATGTAGATGATGAAGAAGACTTCTTAGCAGGTTACACTGCTAGGGGTGAAGACCCTATTGAGATGTCAATGGACACACAAATGTCTCAATTTATAGGTGATGATGGACTAGTTGGTTTACCAGTTGGTGTTGATGCCTATTCATACTCACAAAATGATATGTCTGAACGTGATGAGTTATACAATCCTATCTTCGATTATGTTGAAGACAGGTTTGGTTTACAAGCAGTAGAAAACAAGAGTAAAGCAGACATTGTTGATACATTCCTAAACAGCAGACGTGGTGTTGCAGGGGGTAATACTATCAGAGGTGTATCTGAGATAGACTTCTTAATGGATGTAAAAGACGATCCAGAAAGACTGCTTAAAGCAGGTAAAGCCTATGCTATCTTCGAAGGCATGGAAAGCCTTACTGGAGATGGTGTTACTTGGGGAGAGTTTGGTGAGGGTGTCAAGGACTACACAGCATCAGTACTCTTAGACCCAATCAACTTAGTAGGAGGTTTTCTAGGTAAGTTTATAGGTGGTGGTACTGTTAAGGTAGGCGTACAGACAGCTCAGAAAGCAGCACAGAAAGAAATAACTAAGCAGTTATTGAAGGGTGCTTCCGAAAAGGTAGCTGCTAAAGCAGGTACTAATGTTATATTAAAGACTTCTAGGCAAGTTGCTAAAGAAGGTACTGAAGAGATAGCTAAGTTCTCTGCTAATCTAGCAGCTAACAAAGGTATTCAAAAGGTAATGAATACATCAGCTCTAAAAGAAATAGGCACAGCCACAGCAGTCGATGCCGTAGCTAATGCAGGTATGGAGTATCTATATCAAAGAAGTTTGGTAGAGACTAACGTACAAGGTGAAATAAGTAAGGGTGCAGTAGGCTTAGCCGCTTTGTCATCAATGGCTATGGGCGGTATACAAGCAGGTGTAATACTTAAACGTGGTACGTCTAACCAAGCTCTTGTTAATCAGGTAGTTAAAGAAGCTAACCCTAAAGACATGGTT